AATGATATAATGATCGATATGGAGACACTTGACACAAGTCCTTATTGTGTCATACTTACTATTGGTGTCGTTCGTTTCGATCCTTATGGCGATGGTGTAGTGCAGAAACTTGAATTGCGTCCTACTATAGAAGAGCAGACAGAAGTATTCAACCGTGTCATCAATGACGATACGATTCGCTGGTGGGGTGAGCAGAGCCCTGAAGCACAAGAAGAAGCATTAGGTGATATTGGACGCATCAGTTTCCGTGAGTGCATGGAAGAATTATACAAGTTCGGATGGAATCGCAGGGCTGTATGGAGCAACGGCGCAGCATTCGATGTGGTCGTAGCAGAGACAGCATTCCGTCAAGCACTAAATGACAGACCTAATCCTATTCCTTGGCCTTTCTATACAGTCAGAGACACAAGGACATTGTATGAGTTAGCCAATGTCAAACTCAAAGACGGCGGCTACAAGACTACGCACAAAGCAGTTGAAGATGCTGAACGACAGGCTATCAAAGTACAAGAAGCATATAGGAAATTGGGACTAACAAGATAGTGAAAGCAGTACGCAGACATATGTTTCCTAGCACTAATGGTTACATGGGTATGCTAGAATGGCTTGAAAAAAATATTCAAGAAAATTTCCATAGTGATAGACAAAAATATACTAGTAGTAGTGTCAGTCAATTTATCGAATGGCGTAGTAAAGATGGTATAAGTTGGGTATTGAGGATAGCGGGTAATCCACCTAAAACATATGTAGAAATACTTGATGAACAAAAAGAGATTATGTTTTTACTGACATGGCGATGATACAAGATTGGCACACTATATTCGCTCCTAGTAAACCTACTACAGGTCATCATTATCAGATAAAATGGTGTGAAGAAAGATTCGGTAAACGTTGGAGTGCAATAGATAATAGAGAAGGTACTTGGTGTTGTTTCTGGGGCGGTAGAAGCATACCCGGCAAGTATAGATTTGAATTTAAAAATGAACAGGACGCAGTATTGTTTAGTTTGACATGGTTATGAGAGAACTTAAAAAAGAAGTATGGCCCTACAAAGTTGTTATCCAAAGAAAAAAAGACGGGGATGACGGGGTAACCAATAAGGAAATTTGGTTAGGTACACATTTAGGTACCTACAGAGGTCGTTGGACTATTGTGTTTAGGCCTAGCGAAATACATTTTTATTTCAAAGAAGGCGTAGATGCTACTATGTTTGCATTGAGATGGTCATGAAATTTAAAAGTGATATCGATATTGATTTGGGTGACAGAGATAAACTGTTATCTTTGATCAGTCATACCAAGGCTGCGATACGCAAAGACGAAGTTAAAAAGCATAACACAGGCGTCTATGTCACAGATATACCTTATGATCCAATCAATGATCTATGTGCGTTAGATTACGAGATAGCAGAAGATCGCGGTTATCTTAAGTTAGACCTGCTCAATGTGCATGTCTATAACAAGGTAAATGATGAGAAGCATCTAGTAGATTTAATGTCTGAGCCTGACTGGAACATGTTGAATGATCCAAACATTGTCAGCGAATTGATACACTTGGGTAATCATTATAATAGTTTATGTAAGATGCCTGAACCAGTAAATAGTATTCCAAGACTTGCTATGTTTCTTGCTGTGATCAGACCAGGTAAGAAACACTTGATCGGTAGAACATGGAACGAAGTATCAAAGACGATATGGGATCGTGAAGAAGGAACTTATACTTTTAAAAAGTCACACGCAGTTGCCTATGCGCATCTTGTCGTGGTGCATATGAACTTATTGAAACATGGACTTACAACTAGTTAAAGAAGATGATCCTATACTAAGGCAAGTGGCCCAGCCTTGGGATTTCAATACTGACGGCGATGCTAACGATCTTGTTCGCCGTATGGTTAAGATCATGATGGAAAATAATGGTATAGGACTTGCCGGACCCCAGGTAGGAGTTAGCAAAAGAATTTTTGTAATGGGAAATCAAGAACGATTGTTCGCTTGCATCAACCCCGAGATATTAGAAGCCGACGGTAACGTCATGGATGTAGAGGGGTGCTTGAGTTTCCCTAATCTATGGTTGCGTGTTCGCCGTGCTGAAAAGATTAAAGTAAAATACTACAATGCTATGGGCGGGGAAATCGTGACAGAACTAAGTGGATTGATAGCCCGCGTATTTCAGCATGAGCGTGATCACTTAGACGGTGTTTGTTATGATACGAGAGTAGCGAAACTTAGTTTAGAGATGGCCAAGAATCGTAGAAAGAAAAGATCAAGGAAGTCTTTTAACTAATGTGATGCTACGGCGCTTGGTCCTGCGCTTGTTGAGTTCATTCAGACTGACTATAGGACCATGCAATATGGTCAGGTTCTTGTTATTAAATGTGCGTAGATATGGCCTGAATGGATTCCACTCTTCTTTTAAGAAGATATTGATAGGTATCTGTCTATTGCTTTCCCACCACCAAATCTCGCCTAACTCTAAAAACAACTGTTTAGCCGCAACATCAACTATAGCACCGTAGTCATAGATGCTGGTGCATTGATCGTCACGGTTTTGTACGATACCTACGTAGTCTTGGTTGGCAAAGGACACGACCGTTATGAATGGGTGATTCTCTGTCAGTTTCTTAAAAAAGTCTTTAGCGATGGTCATTGCGTTTATTTATAATTGGGTTTCCAATAAAATATTTTAATTTTATCGTAATAAATACACAGAGGAGCAACATCTGTGACAGTTACTAATGTAGGTTATTCAACAGCAGTATTTTTATACAACCAGCGCCAGATCGTTGTCCTACTATCAGGAAACAGTCCGAGGGCCTTTATGCCAGTATATGCAAAAACATTGACCCTGCACAAGGGTGTAGATAATAAGATACAGTTTCAGTTCTTAAACCAAGAGCAAAAACCAGTTGATATAACCGGAAAAACTATAGTTTGTCGCATAATAAATTATGACGGAACAGAAGTTTTGATACGCAAGGCTCTGACGTTAGAGTTACCTTTGACGGGAATAGCATATCTGCATCTAAGCCCTGTAGACTTAGAAAATATAGATGCCCAAAAAGCACATTACAGCCTAGAGATTCCTGTGGGGGAATTTGATTATCCTGTGTTCGTAGATCCTGCAGCGGGCGCCCGAGGGGACATGAATATCGTTAATAGCGTATTACCGAGCTTCGTTCCTAGCGAGACTGTCACGATTCCTACAGGTCAGCCCTTCCCAAATCTTGATATCAACAATAGCATAGATAACGTATTACCAAACGCTAATACATATTATAGTTCAGTAATCAACACCGAAGACAACCCGATATTGACATTGCAGGCACATTTGCATGAGTACAATGGTGAAATATTGATCGAGGGAACATTTAGTAGTTCATTGACCGACTGGTATCCAATCAGGAGTGAAGAATATTTAGAAACGACTGACACGGTTGGGTTCGTCATCAGAGGATATCATCCATTCATAAGAATGGCATTCACCAGCAACACCGGTGTAGTATCAAATATTTTGGCAAGATAAGTTACCGATAGTATTTGTTTTTGCACAACACTATGTTATAATTACAGAGTGTTCGACATTCTACAGTTAATTCCGGGCAAGAAAAAAACAACTCAAAGCGGATGGCATAGTTTCAATGCTGTCTGCTGCCATCATCGTGGGCATACAGTTGATAAGAGGGGCAGAGGTGGTATAAAATTTGCTAGTACCGACAATTGGAGTTATCATTGTTTCAATTGCGGATTCAAATGTGGATTCACATTAGGTAAGTCAATTACAAAAAATACAAGGCAACTGCTTGCTTATCTAGGTATGGATAAGGAACAGATAGACAGGTATAGTTTTGAGAGCCTGCAACACAAAGACTTGCTTGATTTCGTAAAAGTCAAAAAAGAAAAAAAGAAAATAAAATTTAAAGAAGTACTATTACCTGAAGCAGAATTGATTGACGGTAATAATATTAAACACATGCCGTTCGTTGAATATCTACAGAAAAGAAAGATATCATATAACGATTACCCATTCATGTGTACGCCTGACGAAGAAGGTAGACAAAATAATCGTGTGATCATACCTTTCACATATGAAAATAAGATAGTAGGACACACTAGCAGATACTTAGATGATCGCAAGCCTAAATTCATCAGCGAACAACAAAGTGGATATCTGTTTGGTGTTGACTTACAGAAACCAGAATGGCAAGTATGCATCGTTGTTGAAGGTATATTCGATGCATTGAGTATCAATGGTTGTGCGTTGACTACTAATGCTATCAATGATGAGCAAGCAGAGATATTACGCAATCTAAATCGCAAGATCATAGTAGTACCCGATCAAGATAAAAGCGGTATGGATGTGATCAATCGTGCGTTAGATTTAGGATTCTATGTCAGCATGCCTGATTGGGATGAAGGCATAAAAGATGTAAACGATGCCGTGATAAAATATGGCAAACTACCTACATTACTAAGTATCTTGCAGTCGGCAACGAACAGCAAGATCAAGACCGAAATAAAGAGGAAACAACTTGATAAACGACTACAACATTGATGTACAGACATTGTTTTTGCGAATGATGGTAACGAACGCGGAGTTGTATACCCGCGTGATGAACATCATGAACGCAGCCAACTTTGATCGCAGATTGCGTCCAGTGGCAGAGTTCATCATGGAGCATACAAAGAAATATAATGTGATGCCCGATCCTATTCAGATCAAGGCTACGACTGATGTTAGCGTTGACAGATTAGAAGAACTAGACGATGGTCATTATGACTGGTTTCTAGAAGAATTCGAAGCATTCACTAAACGACAAGAACTTGAGAGGGCTATTCTTAAGAGTGCGGATCATCTTGAGAAGGGCGAATATGGGCCTGTAGAGAAACTGATCAAAGATGCTGTTCAGATTAGTCTACAGAAGGACATGGGTACAGATTACTTTGCTGACCCTAGGGCACGATTGATGGCATTGAAGACTAATAACGGTCAGAACAGCACAGGCTGGCCTACACTTGATCAAAAGTTGTATGGTGGATTCAATCGCGGTGAACTACAAATCTTTGCAGGTGGATCAGGCTCAGGCAAGAGTTTGATCATGCAAAACTTGGCAGTCAACTGGGTGCAGAATGGACTCAGCGGTGTCTATGTGACGCTTGAATTGAGTGAAGGTCTGTGTTCGATGCGTATCGATAGTATGATGACTGACACAAGCAGCCGTGAGATTTTCAAAGACATCGATAATGTCGAGATGAAAGTCAAGATGGTCGCAAAGAAAGCAGGACAGTTGCGCATCAAATACATGCCTGCACAAAGTAACGTCAACGATATCAGAGCATATGTCAAGGAATTACAGATACAGACAGGTATGCGTGTAGACTTCTTGTGTATCGATTATCTTGACTTGATCATGCCTGTAAGCGCAAAGGTCAGTCCAAGCGATCTATTCGTCAAGGACAAGTATGTGTCAGAAGAATTGAGAAATCTAGCAAAGGAATTAAATGTCTTATTCGTCACAGCATCACAACTTAACAGATCAGCCGTTGAAGAAATTGAGTTTGATCACAGCCATATCTCAGGTGGTATTAGTAAGATTAATACTGCGGATAATGTTTTTGGCATTTTTACTAGCCGCAGTATGCGTGAGCGGGGCTTGTATCAAATCCAGTTGATGAAGACCCGTAGCAGTTCAGGTGTGGGTCAAAAGATCGAACTAAAATTTGATGTTGAGACATTGCGAATCACAGATGAAGGGGAAGACACTAACTATAAGCCCCAGCCCTCAGGTACCCAACTTTTGAATCAAGTCAAAGCCACTAGTCAGGTTGGGGCAGTAAATCAGGCTATAGAACAGACCGTAGAACCCGAGCAAAATAAGGTCGTAGCCGATGTACAGAGCGCAAAATTGAAGAGTTTGCTGGCCTCACTAAAGAAATAAAAGATCCGATTCCAGATAAATACTACATTATGCAAAAGCGTACACGTAGCCTTTTAGAAGAGTTGGAAGCGATTGGGAACAATAGAGACATGGGGCATGTTATTGAAAGCCGTGCCCATAATGTCATAACCAGCGCCATTAACCTTATAGAACTTATTAATCGTAATTATAGTGCTGAAAAAGCAGAATTGCTTGAAAAGAAACTATTGAGCGCCATCAAAGGCAAAGATTCACGCAGATTTGCTAAGTCTTTGAGGAAATAAAGATGAGAATTAATGAGTTAAACATGTTTCAGAACTTGCTCAAGGGAGCGGGTGATACAGCATCAAACATCTTTAAACAATTTAAAGGTCCCGAAGCAGGCCCAAATCAAGAAAAAGTTGATAAGATGGCTAGGGACATGTATATCAACAAGTTTATTAGCAGAGGAACAGAAGCACTCAATACTGCTGTAAAGCAAAAACTTGTAGATCCCAACTCTACCACAATGGGAGGATCAAGTGGGGCAGCACAACCAACACAACAATCACAGGGCGGGGCAGCACCCCAGTCAGGTGGATCAACAGCAACTCCTCAGCCATCACAAAGTGGAGCAGCACCCCAGTCAGGTGGCGCGGCAGCCGGGGGAGCAGCGTCTACCACCGCCCCAGCAGCAGGTTCGTCTTCAGCACCGGCAGGTGGCGCAGCAACAACAACAGCAGCAAGCCCAGCTGGATCACCTAACGCTAAGTCAAAGTCTCCAGGAAATGCCGCAGTACCGGCAGGCGGAAAGCAGGGGCAAGCAAAACCTCAGGTAGATGCTAATGTAGATAAAGCAGTTAGTGCTATGAGAACCTTCCAGCCAACTGGAACTAAACCATTGCCTCAAAAGTTTGCCGACGAACTTGGTAAGACTATACAAAATGTTAGATATAACAAAGACTATTTGTTATTGGCAGCAGATAAAATAAACAAATTCAATGCAGCCAACTACGATGTCAAAGATCAATATAAAAATTTCATGGCTCAATATCAGTTGGGCAAAAAGCAACAGACCATACAAGAAAGTATCGAAGAAAGCAGATTGGAAGAAATAGCCCACAAACTACGTTCAAGCGAAAGAATGCAAAACGCATTGAAGAAAGCAGGCTATGATCCTGATCTAGCCATTAGACGTATGGAAGATTTATTAACAAAGCGCAGAAGAGCAGCAGCACAGCGCGACCGTCTAGTAGACCTAGATGAAGTAAGTCCGCAAGGTGGTGGCAGAGTAGCCGGCGCTGGGTTGAGCCAGACACCCAATGCTATTCGCAAACGTCAAAAGAGAGCAGCCGCTAAGGCAGCAGCCACAGGCCAACAACCGCAAGCAGCACCTGCAGCACCTCAACAGAGACAAGCAGCACCTGCTGCACCACCTGCTGCGCCTGCAGCACAAGGTAGTCAGCCGGCTGCATCCAACCCAGGAAAGCCAAGCATGGGTCAATGGCTAAAAGATAACTTTATTAAAGGTTTCTTTAGGGGAGTACCTTGGGATAGCGCAGAACAGCAGATTGATGATATTCTAACAAGATTACCAGCAGCATATGCTAAAGGTAATGTTAAGCAAGAACTCTCGGACATAGCAGCAATTGGATGGAGTTTATCTCCTAAACGTGATGAATAGCAAATATTTTTTTGATGAGGGTGAAGCATCCTTCTTCTCTAAAATTAGAGAGACTTTTAGAAAGATAGACCTGCAAGAAGGTAGGGGACACTTAGACCATCCAGAAGATTTAGTAGTGCTTGATGATTTAGCAGGTGCTAATCGTGCCTTGCAGGCAATACAGGATACGGCTAAAAATCCTAAAACAATTACTATCAAGTGGGACGGCTATCCCGCATTGATATTTGGCCATGGTCCAGATGGTAAGTTTAGCATCATGGATAAGCACATGTTCAATAGAAAAGACGGCCTAGGGCGTAAAGTATACAGTCCTGAGCAGTTTATACAATATGATCAGGCGAGGGGGGTTGATCGTGGTGAACTTAATAATCTCATTACAAACATATGGCCAGGTCTCGAAAAAGCAAGTGCCGGCACGAAGGGTTATTACTGGGGCGACTTACTATTCGGCAAACCGCTCAAAGCGCAAAAAGGTCTTTACAAATTTAGGGCGAACCCTAACGGTATAGCATATACGGTAGATGTCGATAGCGACATAGGAAAATTATTAACAGACAAGACTGCTGGTATAGCAGTACATCAATATCTAAAACCCGATGCAGCCACTACAGATGATGCTACTCCGCTCAACGGTAGCATAGGACAACTTAAGAATAATAGTGATGTCGCTATAGTTCCTAGTGCCATGCCTACGACTCCTAATATCACTATCGATAAGAGTCTGGTAAACAATGCGAAATCAGCAATCACTAAGAACGGTGTTGCTGTGCAAAAGTTAATGACTACTGCCCCGCAAGCACGTAATACATTCAATCAATTGTTTACTACATTTATTAATAAGCAAATCGTTACGGGTGATCTTAATAACATGTCTGAAAAGTTTATGGAATATTTCGATAGCAGACCTATGACTGATGCTATGAAGAAAAAGTTAGGTGAACATTTGAATGCCAACAAAGCAGGTATAGTAGGGCTATTCACTATATGGGCTGCGTTATATTCATTAAAACAAAGTATAGTAGAGCAATTAGCAGCAGCCGCAGAGAACAGCCCAGTTAAGGGTTATCTACAATCAGGTCAGCAGAGTCAAGAAGGATTCGTCAGTCAGGGTCTTAAATTCGTAGATCGCATGGGCTTTAGTCGCCAAAATCTTGCTGGCCAACGCTAGTCAAATCCATATTTTTTTGTGTCAGGCATAAATAATAGTATGAGCCTAAAGGGTTCACAACATTAGGAGATTTTAAAATGGCACAATTTACAAGAGTTAATGGTGATCTTAAGCCAGTTCTATGGTTAGATCAGCCAGATTACACTAATTCAGGCGTTAACGCTGTATCAACAGGTTTGACTGTACAGCCACAGGGCCCAAAGTTAGACTTCTTCACTTTCGAAGCAGCAGGTGCTTTGACAGCAGCAGAAGTAACTCAGGCAATCCAGAGCATTCAGCAATTAGCAACTGTTTACATCTATGAGTATACAGACGCAGCACAAGACACACTTGCTATGGCTCTATACCCAACTGGTGCATACACAGCAGGTACACTACAGACTCAGCTTCAGGCTTTGGGTGGTGGTTTCGCAGCTGGTACAGTTGCAGCAACAGCAACTTTCACTAACTAATAGTTAGAGTAAGTTAAGCAATACAAGGCCCGGGAACTAAAATTCCCGGGCTTTTTCTTGGCTTTAAATACAGGATGAGCCATAGGATAGCATGTTATACTTTATTCGATATCACCAAAACTGGTGTGTTGAACCGTGCTAGACCTAGCGTAGATGTCACAGATAATAACGACTGGTTTAGAAAACGTAATACACAATGTAATTTTGACACAGTATTACAAGTTATAAGCCTCAGGGCGCAGCCTGACGTAGTAGTTGAACCTAAAAGACTAGAACAAGACATAGATAATAACAGTCAATTTGGATATATCTATCACGGTAAAAAACAAGTTAGTGTTTGGACATTTGATTTTGAGGTGCAGCATAGTAGCGTGTTTGAAGACGGTATAGCAGATATGGGCGCACTTTATAAAGATTGTGAAGGAGTACCCATGCTTAAATCCGGTGAAGAGATAATTGATCTCAATACGCAACTTAGTATAGATAATAGTAACAGGAACATATTTTTTGTTAAATATTAATATGAACAAGTCTTATCTACAGAAAAAGATTAAGGATCTTTTTATAGTCCAAGAAAATGACGGGACCTATAACCTGTTCGGGACCTATATCGTATGCCCACAGACTAACGGTACTTTCAGGGTCAATGTCGTAGATAGCGATTACCATAGAGATGCCGTAGAATTATCTACCCTGAAATATGCAGTATCTTGGTGCGTATTTGAGAAAAATAATAAGCACAAAGAGCGTGAAAGACTATACGAATTAGATCAGACATTATCCAGTTTAAATGTCAACCTAGCACAGCATAAGAAACTTGCGGAAAAAGCACAGTTGCCAGACAAGTTTATATACCTAGCCAAACTCAATGAAGATAAACTAAAAAAGCGTAAGGCTATGGAAGAATTAGAGCAATATACAACGCTATCACGCTATATTCAAAGCAAGAAGTACACAGAATCTAAGGATGAAAACTAACTGGATTCTGATAAATATATACATTAAGATGGAAACAAAACCATGAGACTTACAGAACTTGACCAAAAAAACACAGCCCAACAGGCATTGAAAGAGAACTTTGATATCAGTATTGATACTGCAAAGTTAAGCCGCGGCCAGACAAGAGCCATGATCGATAAAGTCAACAGACTTATCAGAGAGGCAAAGAGCAAGCCAGATTTCTATTCAAATGAGAAGTCACCTACTTTCATGAAGTTGGTATTCTTGGGTCAAGCATTAGCAGAACATTATAATTCTACTAAAGAAGCAAGAATTGTCATTGAAAACACAGAAGTAGAAAAGTCACAGGTTATCCTAGCAGCACAGGATATGGTAGACAGTCTACAGAAGATGATTGAAGAAGTCAATGATATGTTAGTTAAAGAACTACCTGCATTGACAGATAGTATTCAAAGCGAGATCGGTGTCAATGAAGCACAGGCTTTCAACCAATCAGCAAGCCAAGCATTAACTACATTGAATCAAACATTGAGTCAGAGCAAACAGAGCGTACAAGGCGCTATGAATGCTATGACTGGACAAGGCGGTGACCCTGCAGCATTAGGCGCAGCACCAACTGGTGGAGAAGAGATGGCAGTCACAGACGTTGCAGCCACAGCAGGTCCAGGTGGCGAAGAAGTCGCAGGTGCTGAGATGACAGCAGACATGCCAGTAGGCGACGCAGGTGCCGAGTTACCAGCAGAAGAGCCTGAATCAGAACCAGAAGGTGGAGTAGGCCGCGAAAAGAGGTAATCATGCGCCTCTTTGAACTGTCTGACGATCCTAAACTAACCAAACTGATTGCTGCGACTGATCAGTTGCGCACAGACCTTGAATCTGGTTTAATCACACAAAATTGGAAACTAGATCAACTTCTACAATATTTTAGAAAGTTTGATCTAGTTTTAAGTCCCAGCGACATCTATGGCATGTTGCAACAGAAGCCTTTGAAAAATGTCATATCAAACGTTCAAGGACAAGATGTGATATTTAAGGGACTTGAGCAACCAGAGCCAGCAGCAGAAGCACCTCCCCCAGAGCAATCAAAAGAAGTGGTCGCTAAAATGGCACAGAGTGCCATGAAGTAACCGTTTCTGTTGATTTTATACAACATTTCTTTTACAATAACAAAATGTTTATAAATCTAACCGATAGAGCCAAAGAAAGATTCCAGCAACAACTAAGTGAGCGCGGCAAGGGTATAGGTATCATTGTAGGCGTAAAGAAAACAGGTTGTTCTGGATATGCATATACACTTGAATTTGCTGACGAACCCATTAATGGTAACGCCATAAATTGTGACGATTTCATCGTCATGGTAAAACCTGATGCAGAGCAATATCTTGATGGCATGACGATTGACTATATCAAACAAGGACTGAATGAAAAATTTGAATTCATCAATCCATTAGAAAAGGCTAGATGCGGATGCGGTGAGAGTTTTACTGTATAATGGATATATCTCATCTAGTAGTTAACGGTTGTAGTTTCACTTACGGCGCTGGTTTACAAGACCCTCGCAATCAAGTATGGCCCGGTATATTAGCGAATCGCTTAGGTTTGCCTATAGTCAATCTAGCAAGATCAGGTACCGGTAACGATACTATACATCGTAGAACTTATGAATATTTCTATGAAGATATAAAAAACAATAACAATCCTTTCTACGTCATTTGTCTTAGTTCAATAACAAGAGAAGAATATTGGTCTGAAGAAAAAAGACGATATGAAGGTATACACGTTCATGGTGTAGATTATGGCGACATGAGTCCTGCACAGAAAAACTACGTTAATAATTTCAACATAGAAAATTCATATCGCAGAACCATGTTGTATTATATGTCTTTGAAGAACTTATTCGAAGCACATAAAGTACCATATTTGATGTTCACGTTGATGCATCTAGGATCAGAGCAAACAGATACAGAAAACAAGTTAAGAAACACCTTCCCTAATTATATTCAATTGATAACCGAAGATAAAAATAATCTACAAAATCAGGATACTATTTTAAAAGGTAATAGTACAAAAATTGATTGCGGTCATTATGACTATCATACTAATGAAAGAATAACAGATTATCTGATAGATCATATCTATAAAAATTTTAATTTTGTATTGGTTAATAAAAACTTCTTGTCTTTGGCCAACTACACAAATCAAATAGAACCTCACTACAATAACGACATTAATTGGCAAAAGATGCACGGAGCATGGATGTGATTTATATACCCGACAAATTTCCTTATAAAGAACTCAAACGAGAAACTATTAATGGCTCACGCAAATACATGACCCCAGACGGTCATGCTGTACCTAGCGTGACTACTATACTAGATGCTACTAAGCCTGAAGAAAAGAAGAAAGCATTGCAAGAATGGCGTAAACGTGTAGGTGAAGAGAAAGCCAAACAGATCACTACTGAGGCTGCAGGTCGCGGTACACGTATGCACAAGTGGCTTGAGAATCATGTCAAGACCGGTAATGCAGGACAGCCCGGAACCAACCCCTATAGCATACAGAGTCATCAGATGGCTCAGACCATCATAGAGAAAGGTCTGAGCAAATGTCAGGAATTCTGGGGCACAGAAGTCAGTCTATACTTCCCCGAAGTCTATGCAGGAACTACGGACCTCGTAGGAGTGCATGATAACATCGAATGTATCATGGACCATAAGCAAACAAATAAGCCCAAAAAGCGTGAATGGATTGATGATTATTTTCTGCAATTAGCAGCGTATGCTATAGCCCATAATGAAGTTTTCAATACTAACATACGTAAGGGCGTTGTTTTCATGTGTTCAGCAGACAACCAGTACCAGGAATTCATCGTAGAGGGGCTAGAATTCGACAAATATAAAGACCTCTGGTACACCCGTCTAGAGCAATATTACAAACAATTCCTATGAACTGATAGCATAAATAGTTGTACTACTTGGTAATTGTACAACTATGTCTATCATACAGATTTCTAAGATTCAACAAAGATCCGGCGACCTTGTCGATCTTCCACAACTTGACGAAGCGGAATTCGGCTTCGCCAGCGATGAAAAACGATTATTCATCGGTAAAACCATTGGCGCGATTGAGAACGTTGAGGTTTTAACTGCCTATAGCGAGATCGCATTCAGTCAAATAGACGGTGCGATAGGTAACCTAGACATACAAGACAACGTTGCCAACGGTGAGATATTAGTATTTGACGGCAACAACTGGACCAACCGCGGCGGTAACACAGGCGGATACATCAATCTAGGTGATGCCGGTAACGTATCGATAATGGGCGGTAGTCTAGGTTATCAACTAGTTACTGACGGAGCAGGTAACTTAAGTTGGAGCCCTAAGGGCTATGTGACGTTAAACATATTAAATGTCACTAAAGCGAATCCAGGCGTAGTACAATTCACAGATCCGTTCCCATTAACTACCGGGACACAAGTGACGATCAATAACATTGAGGGTAATACAGGATTTACAGCCCTTAATGCTAATGACTTTTTCTTGAAGCCTATCGCAGGTAATTCAAGCATTTACGAATTATATACCGACAGTTTCTTAACTACCCCATATAATACTACAGCATTAAATCCAGCGTTCCCATTCACTACTGCTACATTTGCTAACTCAGTCACAGACGAAATCACAGTAGGCAATAGCGTAAGTTTTAATGTCAATGATCCTGTTTACCTATTCGGTAATTTAGGAACATCTGGATTACAAGCAAACACTACGTACTATGTTTATGCTAAGGGCGATAGCACACATATCCAACTCTCTACATCAAACGACGGTAACGTAGGTAACAGAATTAATCTACAGACTTCATCATTATCAGCAAACATTTATGTACCAACTGGTGAGATAGTGATCGCTGTAGGTGGCGGTTTGACCGCAGCAGCCGGCAGCAACACACAGATACAATTCAACTATGATGATGTGTTGGCTGGTGCACCTAATCTAACTTATAATTTTGACACAAACACAACTATAGCGGGTACTTTAGTAGCAAGTGATTTCACAGTAACTACAAGTGCAAATTTAGGTAGCAACGCTAATGTTTATATAGGCGGAGGCTCTCCTGAGCAAGTATTAACTACTGACGGTCTAGGTAATCTATATTGGTCTACACCAACCGGCGGCGGTGGTAATGCATGGCCTGGTTATTATTTACATACTCAAAGTGCTGCAAGTAACAGTTGGACTGTAATACACAATCTTAATACTGAATTCGTTGATGTGACACCTATATTTGCAAATAGCATATCAATGACTGGTCACTATAATTATCCAGATGTGACATATGTAAATGCTAATGCCGTGACATTAACATTCAGTTCAGCAATTACTGGTTATGTCTCAGTAACAGGTGATAGCGGTAATCTTGATAATTATTATTTGCACAATCAAGCAGCAGCGTCAACAACGTGGACTGTTAATCACAACCTAAATACACAGTATGTTTCGGTCTCTCCGGCTGCCGCTAACAACGAAAGTTGGATTGGCAAGTATGATTTCCCGTCTATCGTCTATACTAATGCTAATAGTCTTACTCTAACATTTTCATCTGCGCAATCAGGTGATGTAGCAGTAGTAGGCAGCAGTAGCATGGATGGTTACTATCTACATACACAATCATCAGCAAGCACTACTTGGGTTGTTGATCACAATCTAGGTAGCAAGTACCTATGTGTGACACCAATCGATGCCTCAAACATCAGTTATGTCGGTAGATACGATTATCCTGAAATTACATATAACAATAACAATACATTGACGTTGACTTTCAGTTCACCCGTATCAGGTAGGGCGGTCGTAATCGGTGGTACAGGTGTAGCACAAACAGCAGGTGGTGCCAATACAGAAGTTCAATATAATAATAATGGTAGCCTAGATGGTGACCCGTCATTCACGTTTAATCAAGTCACTAATGTAGTCACTATCAATCAATTACAAACTGCAAATATTAGTGCTGGTAGCAGTAGCACACAAGGTAATTTAACAGGTAATTGGATATTGACGAGCGGTAGCAGATTGCAGGCTACATATGCTGACTTAGCAGAATACTATGATGCTGATAAACCTTATACTCCAGGCACAGTTGTAGAATTTGGCGGTGATAAAGAAATCACACAAGCAGGTCCAGAAAGCAATAAAATTGCCGGAGTCATTTCAAGCGAACCTGCATATGTCATGAACGGTGACATACAAGCAGAACACCCTGCAATCGTAGCATTGTTGGGAAGAGTAAAAGTTAAAGTCGTAGGATATGTCAGCAAGGGAGATATGCTTGTCAGCGCAGGTAACGGTTTTGCTAAAACATCAATCTTAACACCTAAGATCGGAACGGTGATCGGTAAAGCGATTGAAAATAAAAATGATACCGGTGAAGGCTACGTTGAAGTTCTTGTCGGAAGGTTGTAATGTCTTATAAAACATATAACGTAGCCCTAAAAGAAGGCGTAGACTATGATGCCTTTTGGCATGAGATAGAAACAAACGGCACCGGTAATACACATATACCTAGTAGGGCAGTAGATATCGTTAATGAAAGACTTAGTAGTTTACGCCAATGCTGGTATGAGTTATCAGATGAAGAGGCAGAAAAACTACGCAATGATCCTAGAGTATATTGTGTAGAAATACCACCCGAGTTGCGCACAGATATAGAACTAGTTCGTTTTGCATCTCAATCAGGAACTTATTATAAAAGCCCCGGCACTAATCCTGCAAACACTTCAGGCGTGAATTGGGGATTACCTAGATTAGGAAGTAGAACTAACAATACTACTGGTTCAAGTGGATCATTCACGTATGATTATTTCTTAGATGGCACCGGTGTAGACTTTGTTGTTTCTGATAGTGGATGTCAGATAGATCACCCCGAATTCACAGACAGCGCAGGCGTAACAAGAGTTCAACAAATCGATTGGTATGCAGCTAGCGGAGTATCGGGAACAATGCCATCATTTGCTAGTTTTTATACGGATAACGACGGTCACGGTACTCACGTTTCAGGTATAGCAGCAGGTAAGACATATGGGCGCGCCAAAAACAGTAGAATATATGTGATGTCCGTTAGTGGTTTAACAGTAAGTCCTACTATAGGTATCTCAGTCACAGATTGTTTTGATACGATAAAAGGATGGCATAATAATAAACCTATCGAAGCCAATGGATATAAGAGACCAACTGTTGTTAATATGAGTTGGGGATATGTAAACACCTTTTCTAATATAGCCTCTGTAAAATATAGAGGAGTGACATACGCTACAACTACAAAGGTAGCAGCATACGGCATGATAGGAAATTTTATAGGACGTTTTGGTATTAGAGTTTCTAGCGTTGATGTGGATGTTGCAGAATTATTAGCAGCAGGAGTCATAATAGTAGGTTCGGCAGGTAATTATTATCAAACTGTAGATAATCCCGGTGGATTAGATTATAACAATTTTTTCACTACAACAGGCGGTAGTGATCTTTATTATATGCGCGGCGGTAGCCCAACTTGTGCAGAAGGTGTGATTTGTGTAGGGAACGTGAGTACGGCCACAGATAGTCCTGAAAGAAAAAACGACAGCAGCGAAAGCGGCCCTAGAGTCGATATATGGGCACCCGGAACAAACATAGTATCAGCGTGTTCTAATACGAATAATTTTGGGGCGACCGCAGCATATCCGCCTAACCCGGCTTATAAGATCATGAGTATAAGCGGTACTAGCATGTCAAGCCCTAATGTTGCAGGATTGGCGTGCCAATTAGCGCAATTTTATCCTGGATATACACCAGCACAAATTAGACAAACGATCATAAATTTAAGCACACAGAATATGCTTTATACAACTAATCAGTCAACCGACTACGCTGATAGCGCAAGTTTGCATGGTGGACCGAACAGATTTGCATATATGCCTGTGAATCTAGCAAATGTAAATGCTTTAAATTTACAGAATCTTAATCTGACATATATTTGATAAATATATTATAGGAAATTATTATGGCAGCAGCAATCTATACACCTAGCGGGTCAAGTCAACTTACAGCAGTAGCAACTACTGATAAGGTTCGTATTTCCAC